TGATCTGATATATGGATAGATCGTCAACATCGTTTTCAAGTTCGAGAAAGGCCGTGCCCCATGGAGTTCCATCTATTTGAAGGGAAAGGATATCCCATGGCCTTAACGTGGCTGAAACATAATCAGACAAATCGATTGTAATCGAATCATTATCAGTCTCATCAACATCTACATCAGCATCGACTTCATGCTCAAAGGCCTTTATATAGATGGTAGAATCCTTGCAAAACTGGATGATTGAATCAACTATTGCCTGGTCAACTATGAACGGAGGGCATCCTATGACTTCTGTTAGAACCCCGCCTCGGAATTGAGATATACTGGTTGTCATAAAATCACCTATTTAAGAGAGGCTGAAGGATCTGGAGCCTTTTTATTCGGGCTGGTATTTTTCTTTATGAGGTCCAACCTGCCGAGTTCTGTTACAAAAAGGTTCCAAAACTCTATTGACTGCGACTTATTGTAAGGTGAGAGAGCCGCATCTTTTATGTAACATCTTGAAACAACGTAGTAATAAAGTGCTGTTTGGTACAGGTCGGATATTTCTATTGCATCACCAACAGCCGCGATATCATCCGGAATAGCAGAATAAGCTATCTCCACATAGGCCGGCGTTACTGGTTGAGGGGGATAATTGAAAAAGTATGTTGGGAATCGTTCATCAAATATAGATGATTGAACGATTCCTGTAGCTGGTGCGGTTGCAGCATGCCAATTAATATCAAAGGCATCGAGTTCTTTAATGTCTGCAGGCGAGATTGCATTTCCGGCAACCAGGCCAGTCAGACCCATATTCCTTATAACGCTAAGTAAATTAACGCCTTCAGCCAGTGTCGCTCCGGCTGGATTGGTATAACTTGCAGATCCGTCAGGGATTCTCTGCTTAGTCCCGGCAACGAGCTGATACGCTGCAATTACAGCATTCGAATCAGACTTATACATCACCGTAAGCCGCTGGCCATCATTAAGATAGATCAGCTTTTCAGCATCAGGCCAACGAGTTTTAGCCACATCTAAGAGAGTTGTAGCAGCCCTTGCAAGGATCGCGCTTGCGAGTACGCTTCCCATGACACACCTCTCTTATTTTTTCAGCTTTGTAACCTCAGTTTTCAATCTTTTAATATCAGCACGATAGCCAGTATTATCCTCGGTAAGACCTTCAATGCTCTTTTTCAACTCAGTGGCGCCTGTAACAAAGTCAGAAAGCTGTTTCTGTAGATCGCCATTGGAGGATGTCAGATCTATATTCTTTTTGGCCAGGACGTTGTTATCAGCAAGTGCCTTTATGATTTCGTCCTTTGCACCGGCAAGCAGCGACTCAAGATCAGAAACATCGCGGCCTATTGCAGCCTCAAGAAGTTCTTGAACAGTTTCCAGGAGATATTCAGGGATATCAAACTTTTTCCCGTTTATTTCCATCTCGGTCGTATTCAGCTCTTCAACATTTTTAGGCAGATCAACACCGGTTCTATTCCCAGCTTTATCACATTCAACCATGTCGACTCTTTTAGCAATTCCAGGTGCCCATCCATAGACAGATCCATCTGAAAGTTTCCTAAGAAATTTAGCCATTTTCTATTCCTCCCTAAAAACTGGCACGGATTTAGGTCCGTGCCAGTGATATTATAAAGGTTTTACAGACTAATCCAAGAAATAGCCTGCAATGTAAACATGCCATTCACCGGCATCGGTATCTGAATCAAACGTAAAATCGATGGTATCAGCATCCTCAAAAGGGACCCCATTGTAATTGTCAGAGCCCCAAGAAGCATCATGCGCCATTTGTGTAAGGCTATCAGCCGTTTGATTGAGGTTATAGTTTGATGCAATCTCGGTGCTGCCGGCAATACCAATGTCGGCGGTCAAAGCCGCGCCTTCAGCAGTAACCGTTTTAATCGTGGCATTGGTAAAAACAAAACCGGCCGGGATATCAATAATCTGAATGATATCAGCCGCAGTAATTTTTTCGTTGGTTGTAAGGGTTGAGTCAGACGCGATAATATCAGCGACCTTGACCTTCCTTTTCATCAAAACGGTTTTCCGGTAAAAATCACTTAGAATTTTTCCATCCCCGTCACCGGTATAATCATATGTACCCATAGTACTTTCTCCTTATGTCCTTCGCAGAGGTTAATACCGCTACGGTAAAAGATTATTTCCTTGCGTAAAAGTGACCCAAGCCTTCTGCTTTTATAACTTTTTTACCAAAAACCTGAAGACCTTCCATCAACTTGCCAAAATCATCCGGATTATCGATGTACCGGTTTTCCGTAAGCTGGCTTGCGAATGTGATAGCTGTGGGGTGTCCGAAAATGCAGTTTGTGATTGAATTCCCACCGTCTGTGGTCAATGCCAACTGGTTTGATCTGTAGATTTCGTACCTGTCGATCATTCCTATTCGGCCATTACGCGCGATAGAAGTCCCGTCACCGGTAAGACTCGCGTCTTTGAGATCGCCCTTTTTAATAAGGCCACAAAACGCAGGAGGAAAGACAATCCAACGTTTACCATCATCAGGAGTGTCAATTTCATCCTGGACGGTCCCCATGTCAACGATGTAATCAAGGATATTATCCTTGTCTACGACAACCGGAGTACCAGAGGCACCCAGGGCAAAGCTTTCCGATTTATAACCAGCGGAATTGCCTTTATTTGAAGCGTTGGCATCTGCATAGACATCTTCCAGAATGGATTCATCTATTTTGATAGCCATTCGCCGGCCTGCATCATCTGACCACCTTTCGACATAATTGATATCACTCTGAAGCTTCTCAACATCGTTTACGGATACAGAGTAATACTTGGCTTCATTAATCAAAAGGGTGATTTTTGCAGTTGAAGGACGCTCCCTGGTCAATTTCTGACCTATTGAATAATCGCGGATTGTGATATCCGCAACAGTACGGATATGGACAGAATCGCCCATAGCCTTGATTTCGCCTTCATAATCAGTATTGGTAATCGCACCGAATACGGTCGCGGTATAAAACTTGATTAAGGTTTTAGCTGACCAGATTTCAGGTGTATATGTGCCGCTATGAGAGGTTATCCCACTTGCAACAGGAGTTACAGCAGACATAATATTTCTCCTTTATAAGCTGTTGTTTCCCGCCGACACGGTAATTCCAGGCCGGGGAAGGTTGTCGGACCTCCCCCGCTTAACGCCCGTCAGACCTGGTGGTTAAAGTATTCGGCCCTCTGCATAAGCAGCATCGAGTAGAACAGATCTTTCTTTCCACTCTGCCTCTCTGCCTTTCCAGTGACCTTTTGTAAGCGCAATAGCATGTTCTTTATACTCGGACATTGTGTAAGTCGGCTTCTCAGGAGGGGCTCCTCCTGAAGAGTTCGCTTCTGGTTCAATTAAATCAGCCGGTATTATTTTTAAGGGATCATCAACAATCGGGTCAATGGGTTTTATCCCCTTTTCCGATATGTAATCTTGAAAAATCTTTATCGCTACAATAGCATTTAGATTCTTCTGTGCTTCATGCAGGATATCTGCACGAATTTGATCTGGGCCAGATTCATAAGGGCCTTTTGCTGCAACACCGTCAAGCCAATCAAGCCAGTCATTGTTCGGATCCTCGACCGTTTTGTTTATGGCCCTCCAATTAGGAACAGCCTGTGTAAGCGCCTGAAAAAATCGTTCATTTTCAGTACCAACGGCAATTTTCTCAATGGATTCAACCCTTTTTTCAAGAGATTCAGGGATTGAACCCGGTTGCGCTTTAGCAATCGCTTCTGCCTCAGTCCGAACAAGTCTTTTGAAAACATCCATTGTTTCACCGGTAAAGCCCTCGTTACTAAGATGCGCGAGGTCTTCATCTGATACTGAAACAACTGCGACTTCCTTTTTCTCTTCACTGACTGCAGGCGTTGCAACTGAAGCCCTTGCAATCTGATCTTGCTGATCACTTACAATCTTGTTGAGATCGTTCACCTGGCGAGTTAATCCTCTGATCTCAGCCTTTTGGGTATTGAGTATCTTAGGATCATTGCCAAGTGCCTCTATTTCTGCATTGTACTTTCCCTGGAGCACGACCAGCTGTTGTGTCAAGTTATCTACTTTCGCTGTCAATGATTCAACTGTGTCCGTGTGTTCCGGTTTGATGAGATCCGTGTCTTGCGCCGCAGCTGGATCAACTTCTCCCGGGGGCTGCGTTATCGCCGCTGCCTGTTCCGAGATTAATTTATCCGCGCTGTCTGACGCAGCCTGAACCTGCTCTGGTATTGCCATGTTACTACCTCCCTGGGAGCCGTAAGGTATTCCCATTTGAGTTTTGTCTGTAGAGCCATTTGCAAAATGGTATTCTTAGCAGACGGTATATAATAAAAAAGCCCATTTGAGATCCTAATAACTGTGAGCCTTTTTGCAGAAGGTATTCACAATTACTATTTGATCCCAAAGGGGCTTAGTCTAAAGCGCGTTTGGCGTCACTCGAAGAGGGGCTTTTCAGCGCGTCAATGAGTGGGGTCTTTTATTTACTCGCTATCTTTTTTGTATGCTCTTTTAAGAAAATACAACATTCTACCAACAAGCCTTTTCCTTTTATATGAATATTTAAGTAAAATATAAATATCAATTGCAATACTGAAATGTTTATCAGGGCGCTTAGCTTCCGGATTAACAAATAGGCCAATTAACAACCAACCGAAATCATCCGGATTATCAATAACCTTGATTTTTTTAAGTAATTTGGCAACATGCCACAGAGGATAGCTTTTAAGGTCTAACATAATTAATTCATTCAATATATCACAACGCTCTAAAACGTCATTATATATGACTGTCATTGTAATAATTCCTCCAATAAACTAATCATTTGTTTCAAACCTCTGATAATTACATTTATTAAATCTTTTGTGCTTGGTTGTTTCATGGTTACACTTTCCTATCCAATAGTAAAGGAATATCTATTTCGAGTGTGGCTCCATAGTCCCGATTACACCTTGATCAATTCTTTTCTGCATACGCCGAGTCAAGTTCCCGAGCGCACCTTTAAGGTTTTTAATAGCAAGACCGTTATCCTTGCAGGACAGAGGACCATCCTGAAAGCGGTCAATTCTATCGATACAGACATTTATAAGATCTTCAGTGGTGCAACCATTTGAATTATTAAAGTCACCGAGAGGACCGTCTTGCATTCTAATGACGCTGGCTGGTCCATGTGCATGACGGATTTCATATTTTCTATCACCAATTTTGGTAATCTTATCTGTTACTGTTCGCATTTCTTATACCTCCGTGTCTTTTATCTTCCTTCCCGGGGAGAAACCACTCTCCCCGGGTATCACTAAGGAGGATACAAATTGCCTCAAGATTCCTCCATGAGGCCTTCTATTACGGTGCTGTTACTGTAACACCTGTTTCAAGAGGAATATAAGTCATGTACCAAGTTATGTTTCCTGTTCCTGTACTTGATAATGTTTGCACAATATTCCCCGCATCAATAAACCAGCTTAACGGTTGTCCTGCACCTGAATTTGCCGTTATGGTAAGAACTCCTTCATCAATTGCACCTGTAAAGCGAATAGAGTCTCCTACACCAAGAGCATCGACATTAACCGTTGTGCTAAGATCACTGTCATAATCAGCCCCGGCTGTAGCATCAGACTCTATTACCATTGTTCCAGGACTTCCACCTGCCAAAACGGTACACTTCCCGAAAAAAGATGTTACTCTTATGGCTCCACCACCGACAGCATATATAGTTGCGGAAGCGGTAAGATCGGAAGTTGCCGTAAGAGTTGTTTCCTGCCAGTATTGATCGGCTCCGGTAATTACATGCACGGCAACCGAATCGGCTGTGTCTTCATCGTCCCAGAGGTTACTCACTAAAGACATGCTTCCAGGATCTATGGCAATCGCCTGTGTATCTGTCCGGAGTAGATTCTCAATACAAGAACCGGTAGCAGCCGCAGTAAATTCGATTGCGTATTGTGCGGTTGTCATATTGGTAATGTTGTTTCTTGCAAGCAAGGTTTCAAGGTCCGCTGTATCAGACCAGATTGCAGCCACTCCAAATTCACCGAAAATCATATTATCAGCAATTTGGGTGCCCACATTGACACCATCCCCCATTTCAATAAAGTGACTTCCACCGGTCGCGTCTGCATTGTAAAAAGAGTTGTGGTGGATATTCGCCCAGTCGGTCAGCGCGGCCAGGTTGATAGCCGTAATGAATTCAAAGGTTGAAGTGGTAGGTTCAGGGAATTCACAAAAAGCCATTTCAAAACTATCGCCTGCAGCTTCAACAGAAACACCATCGACAATAGCCGAAATTCCTGCAAGGAATCTTATATTAAAGACCCTTACGTTTGCGGCCCCGATCGCAACCGTGGAGGCGGTCGCGGAAAAGGTTAGCTCTGGCATGTCCGTGCCATTCCCAAGCCCAAGTATTGTGATTCCGGCCACATCTGCGTCAAACCCGTCAGCAGCGGCAATGGTTTCTGCATGGCCAGGCATTACAATAATGAAATCCCCGTTGTTTGCAGTACATCGGCCTATGGCATAATCGATACTGTCAAAAGGCGCGGACTTGGACTTTCCGGACGCGCCGACTCCATCAATGCCTGTGGATGATTTTACATACCAAACGTTCCCGGTTGTGTTTGCAACTGCCTGAAGCAATCCGTCAATTTGTGCGGATTTGGTTACAATAAGCTCATCGATAACAGCCCGAGAAAACCACTTCGCATTTACGGGCGCGACAAGAGCCAGGATCAAGAAGATAGAAAGAATGAATGTGAACAATGTTTTTCTGTTACGCATAATAAAAGCCCTCCATTTTGGGTTAGGTCGCTTTCTCAAGTTCGAGAACCTTACCCTGTGAATCGTTAAAAAATTTAAGTAGTTGCGCTATGGTTTGCGCGGCCCCTTGCCGTTGTTTGAAAGTTGTTTCGTTAATCTCGCATCTGTTCTGATCATCAAGTATTTCAAGCTGAACTTGCAGCCATTGATAATAAGTATAAGAAGGATTCGAAGGCTGGTGCATATGGAACAGCAGCCGGTTGAAAGCGATCGCCGATCCTAATTCTTTTGGAAGTTCAAGAAAATCACCTGTGTTTTTTAGCATTCTTTATAACCTCTTCAATAATAAAGGCATCAATTGTGTCAGCCATTTTCTTGGCCACGATATCCAGGCTTTTTTGGTATTCTTCCTGGTACTCAAGCGGTATAAAATCGCCTTCATCTTCCATCAATGATAACCCTTCATATCGATCTTAGCATTTGTCCGGACAACCCAACGTCTTTTTTGTTTGAGTGCCAGCTTGCTCGGGATTTCGATCATGGGTTCTGACATAAATGCCACCAGCTCTCCGGCCTTAAAAATATAAAGCCCGTTCCTCCAGGTATCCTCACCGGTATATGTGTTGCCTCTGGGTTCGATCTGGATCTTGTCAAAATCCATTCGCTTCTGTAGAAGCGCTGCATCGATGCCTTTAAAAACCAGAAGACCACATCTTTTCAATGTTATATCAATACAATATCCGATAAATTTACGGGGTATTCTTGGATCTGCTATCGGTTTGCCTGTAATCGGATCTTTGATAAATTTGAGGTCAAAATAATAAGGTTTTGAACCTCTGATAGCGTACTTTGCCATTTCCTTATCATTTTCACCAACCTCATCCAAAGTCATTCGGTCCCGGTAATCCGATTTCTCATATTCCTTTTCAGGATCATGATCAAAAGGCATTCTGGGCTCTCGCTTGTCATGTTGTACATCTTCTTCATGCATAATGCAATCTTTTGCCGGTTTTGCACAATTAATTGTTGCCACGGTTTATCCTCCCTTTAGAAGTTTAATCAATCGCCTTCACCATTATTTCCTCTAATCTTCCTGCCCTGCTAACTACTGAGGCCGAGCATATTTCTGTAACGCCCTTGACCATGCCCTTGAAAGCTCTGATACAATTTGGTTTTGAGCCATAATGATGGTTAGCCTGAGCAATCACATTCCCATTTTTAGCAACCAGCTTCCAGCGCCAGCGTCCAGATTTAGGCAACTGGTAAAGAATTAAATTATGCATAATATCACTCCTTTTTTTAAGCTTCCCGATCTGCTGTTGATACCGCTGTCCCATCCGGTTCTTTAAATCCTACCTGTTTTTGCCCTTCACCGCCGCCTTGCTGCGGATTCTGTAAAATCTCCATCACCTGTTCCGGAGGAATACCAAGAGACTCTGACAAGGTCATGACAATTTGTTCTATCTGGGCTCTAACCATGTTCCTGATCATGTCGTCCTTTTCCGGGACAATCTTATCAGGGTCCATTTTAAGAGCCCTTGCATTTTCTCGCAGCATTTCTGCCCTGCCACCAACACCAATGATTTCAAGATCTACCGGATTATTGGTACGGTCAAGCATTTCGTTCCGGCGCATCTCAAGCTGTTCCTGCTGGACAAGATAATCAGAAGCCCGGGCAATCACTTTTGTATCCCCGCGCCTCTTATCAGGTTCCTCAAGCATGATTGATATCCAGTGTTCCGTTACTGACGGGCTGATCGCGCCCATGTCGATGTTACGTGCAACTGCCCTAATTCCCCTTGCAGCATCATTCCGAAGCATTGCAAGGCCCCTGGCTGTCTTTCCAGCCCCTTGCAGGTTTTCAGAATTGTATGCCGGAATCCCGGTTATTTCCGAAGCCTGCTTGAAAAAGTAGTCATATGCCTTCATCAGCTCTGCTGTAATAACCTTTGGCTGGTAGAAATCCATAGGTTTATCACCGGAGCCGGCGGTATTCGTTTTAGGATTGTTGAAAGTCCATATTTTCCATGGATGAATATCTGTAATGTCAACGCCTGCAGGCACACGTTCCGCATTTAGCCAAACCTGTGGGCCAGAAGCAACCGCAAAGTTATTGGCAATCGCCCTTGCACATGAATTGCAGAAGTTTTGAATATCTCGCATCAGGTATGGAGGCGCCTGCCCCCAGATTGAACCATTCTTTTTCTTGTAACTCGCTGAATAGATACCGCGTTTCTTCAATGGATGGGCATTAAGCCTGGCCATGATCACATAATTGCCGATCACAATCGCGGTTATGTCGTAATCATCAAAAGGCTCAGGGACCTGTTTGCTGCTCATACCCCACTGCCTTAATAAACGCCCCTGGACAGAACCAAAATATTTAACGCCATCAATCCATCCAGTAGGATCTTGAGTCTCTTGCGGTCGGTCAAGCAAATCAGCATGCTGCGTATCAGAATAAATATGGTCCCTGAATCCAGATTTGCCATAAAGGAAAAGCACTTGATCAATAGAGGCATTATCAAACCCGGGGACCCCTTTCATTGCCACCAGGTCTTTGCGCTGCAACCGGAGTCGGAGGCAAAGCTCATCCTTCTGAATGTCCTTACTTCCGGGAGAAGGATAAACATCAAAAGGATCAAATCTGTCATACCGTTTAACAATCTTATCCACGACTTTCATATCAGACAAATCGGAATTCGGTACCGGCACCCATTCAAACGCTTTTTCTCTCCGATATGTTGGACCGACAATAAATGCGGTTGGGTATGTAGAAAGATCGTCAATGAATTCCGAGATAGCTGGATACCAGCCGCCCTCTACAAATTCATCATTGATCTGTTCCCCGAGTTCCTTCGCAGCCTCATCAGCAATTTCCTTGATTTGTTTAAGGAGCTCTTCTTTTAGCTTTGGGCCTTCTTCCTGTAATTTCGCCTGGAATATCTTTCCAAACTCTTCGGGTGTGACCCTTACACCTTCCTGGGCAAGTTGTTCGTTCAGCTTTTGCTCGACTTCCTTGCCGAGCTGCATCCATGCTTCTTCTGCAACCTCCGGCCGTATTTCAGGAATAGGCGTTCGCTCTAATTCGAAAGGCTTTTCACCTACTGGCAACATGATATCTTTCAGGTACGATTCCAGGGCGCGGCATTTAACGTCAGTTATCATCATGTATATTTTTGTGCCACCTTGCTTGATGATCCCCTGCAAAATTTCAGGCTCATAAACTCCATTCCTTTGCCGTAAAGAACGGAGCATTTCCTCCTGGATAGTCATTTTAGCTGTAATGGCCATGGTAAAAGCAGATCTGATATGCCCGGCAAGGCCGATTATTTCCGGTTTATGCTGAGTTTCATCAGATTTCTTTTCCGCTTCTTCTCTATCTCTACGATCAAGTTCATCGTTATTCGTAAATTGAAGAAGGCCACCCTGGTTCGATTGTTCGACTATTCCGTATCCAGCCATAAGTTCTATTCCTGTTTAATATAAAATTCTGCCATTATTGAAAAATTAAAAAGCTTCTGCTCATGGTCCTGGTCCTGGCTTATAGCACGCAAAGGATAAAATCTTAAAACCTGTAATTGTTCACCACCTGCTATCAACCAGTTGTTGATGTCCTGTTCAACATTCCAAGCGGTCTCCCCGTCAAAAACTTTCACCTGTAATTGATTTTTCATTTCTATTTTATCCCGTAAACAAGTTTGTATGGATTACCTTTGTCCTGGTCTATGAATTGAGCTGCAAAGTATTTCCAGTGGAATGGATGTTTGTCCAATAAAATAGATGCCAAGTGGGAAGCCGCCGCCCTTGACTCTCTGACCGCTACAGCTAAATTGGTATTAGATTCATCGGTTACAAATTTACCTGTATCCAATAGGATCTGTTTGTCTGCAAGCATCAACAGGCCTGAATCAAAAAACTGTATGGTTTCACCTCTTTTAAGGATCTCTCCACAATAATCCAAACAGATTTGATCACTATCCCTGCCGAATAGACACTCGTAGAAGACAAAAAGGATTTTCCCTAATATTATCTCAGAATAAGTGGACTCGTTCCATGTATCTTTCATCAGTACACATACCCCGCGCGTTTGATAACAACAGGTTGAGAGATTGGAAGTTCAAAGCTGCCGAGAACACAGCGCAAAGCGTCAACCGCATACAGCGGCCCACGCCTTGACTCATCTTTATCCTCTTCTGACATACCCGAGAGCTGTGTTTTCATAATCGACCCGTCCGGGAGGTCAAGCGCCTTATCGATAGCCCATTGCTGTATGGAAAGTATCCCGGTAATCCAGTCTTTCAGATAAGGAGGATCAAGAGATACTTTCCCCATGGCAAATTTCTTTAGATATGTATCGAGCTTTTCCTCGAATGCAAAAGTATATTCATCTGAATCATTGTAGAAAGCCCTGCAGATCATTCGCCTTGTTTCTGCGGATACTGTTTTGATCAGCTCCAATGGAAGAGCGCATACATGTTCTGCCAGGAGAATCAACGGCTTTCGATGCTGGTCATTGTAGTTAGGCAACTGACCAATTATGCAAATATACCCCGGGTTGACAGCAGAGGGCCAGATAATACCACCACGGATAAGATCGATCTGGAAATTATCCCTCTGATCGCCGGCATGTATTATGTTGAGGAAACTGCCGCCCCATTCGGCATGATCAATTTTGTTCATCGAAGATGTTTTCCCCAGTTTGGCTAAGTTCCAGTTCAGTGTCAAACTGGTCCAGAAGATCATCAAGCTCAAATCTCCATGCATCTGGCACACGACCACCTATCTTAATCTTCCTGGCCATGGCCTCCACGATCAAAAGCGCTCGTTCTTCATCATGTAACTTTCTGGTCTTTATTCCAATCGGAGGGCCACCACCCTTTCGGATTGAAGTGTCTGGGGTTGGATAATAGCTTTTCTTAAACCTTTTATAAAATGCATTCCACGGTCCCTCTGTTTTATCTGAGTATCTAATCCTAACAGTTGGGCCTTCGAGCCCACATCCAAGGCAATGAACCGCTACCGGTATTTTGCCAGCGCTGTTTTTGCCTCCACGGATTGACAAGGATAGCCCTCCAATTCCACCTGGATTAGATCCGCATCTTGGGCAGGTTTTATTTAAGAGCGATGTGGGAAGCTCAACCTTATTCGGCTCCATCCTGTCCCACTCTGTTTGGCCAGGGTTAGACAATCCATCTTTCCAGATATCAAAATCGCTGCCCTTTTCGGTAAGCTTTTTATAGGTATCTAAAAATATCTTGTCCCATGCTTCCCCAAAGGTTTTACCAGCAGCCTCAGCCCATTCATCTATTTTATCTTTCACCGCATCAGTATTTACCTCTTTGCCCTTAATCCTCGGGCCAAGCCTGCCATGCTGTGGATCGGCAAGGCCGTTCGTGTCATGGATACTTTCAGGCTTTTCGTCAAGGGGGCAGGTGTAAGAAGGTTGCATGAAATCGGGCAAAGGACATTTGAGCCAACGATCAAAAAAATCGTTTGGATAGACCCTGGTGTACCCATCTTCAAAAGGTTTGGCTGGTGAATATGATTCATAACCATCTTTATAAAGAACATAATACCCGCCGACCTTTGGCCCGTGTTTATTAATGTATTCCTGATCGACAAATAAAACATTCTTCATTTCATTCTCCATGAAACATAGGAACAGGCCACCGTTCTCAGGTTCTTCATCATTTATCATAACAGAGTCAATCTGAAATCCGGCTACAATCTTATGGCATTTGTATTTTGGTAATGATCCAAACTCATCAGTTCCTAAAATATAATTTTCAATCATGTGGTTTATCCTCCTTTGTTATCTGTTATTACAAATCGACCCCGATGGGCCCCTAATTATTATATCTATTTCATAACAAGGTGGCAGCACCCTATCCTCTCGGTTACAAAGAGGACAAATATCAATAACAATGCGTTCAGAATATATGCTCGAATCATTAACCGGCGAGCTGGTCCTAATAACACCCTCTCCACCACATCGTTTACACATTTTGTGTCGTAACCACTCTGTGGACTGCCATATCTTTCTTTTGATAAAGTTCAGCATGTGTCACATCCCCGGAAAAAGCATGGTAGGCAGATTCGCCCTGGCCATGGCCTCATAATTAAAAGCATGTCTGAAATGATCAGGGCCCAGTTTCACATAAACATACCGCTTGCTGCCGGACTCGGGATCCTCTTCTAACCGTTTGGCTACATTGGACATGTGTTTAGCAAAGTCCTCAACCATTTCGCATGCTTGTGGCAGGATAATATCCTCATCCATTACCTCCCTGTGTGAATTATCAAGAGATTCGGTCCGGTTACATGAGACAGTGAATTCCTTTTCATTCCATGCATAGCTGCCCTTTTGGTGGATGTTGTAATAATTCAAATACACTCTCTTTGAGAATCTGTTGGCAAAGGCCCGGGCATCGCTGGTGTCAGGTAGACCATCAACAACGCAGCGAGTGACATTGAAATCTTTCATCAGGGTATCAAGTTCTGTCCAATCGCTGTATGTCTGGGTTAGAAGAATGCGGCCGGAAAGGTGTTCATCCTTCTTTCCGATCACAACATGTAAATCTTTCCCCTGGTCAACTCCCATGGAACAAGGCCCGGGATCTTTGTAGGCCATGGGGTTGCTTCCGCTAAGATCCATGACCTGCTGAAAAGACAATCGATCCCGAACCGAGACAAAACCGCAGCCCATGTCCATGTTCCAGAAATGAGTTATCTTTGTATTGTCCTTTGGAGGATTCTCAATCATCTCCAGGATCGCAGCAGGGTCAGTGCCCATTCGGTATGAGGTCTTGTAATTGCATAAATGGCTAATCCAGAACCCGGCCATGTCTCTATCAGGATAACGGGCAACCCAGTGACCATTCCTGGGATATATCTCACGATCGCGGCACCGGGCACATAATCGAATGACTTTACCATCCGGCAATTTGTGAAGGGCTTGCTCGTATTCGAGTTCTAAACATGTCTCTTTTCCGCAGCCATCACACTTGATCATCCAGACAGACATATCAGATTCTTCATGATAAACCCGTTCTATACCGTAATCAGGCAACGTTGGATTGCTGAGAAACGATTCTGCGCGAATATTAGATTGCTCCATACGTCTAAGAGCCAGTTCCCGCGCGCCAGGACTCATGAGGTCCCATTCATCGTAAACAATGCAGTCAACAGGGATAGCAACAAGCTGATTTGAGGTTTTATGTTGCCCCTGGATGATCTTTGAGAGTGTGCCACTCCGGAAATACAGGAAGCCTTGACCGACTTGCTTCAAGTTTGCCCTGTCTGTGTCCCGGACATATTTACCAATCGCTTCATAATTGTCTTTCAGCAAGGGTTTGAACCGGGTTGCACTGAAATCTGTAACGGTATCTTTGGAGGGGAAGAGGTAGAGGACTCCGAGAGGATATTTTTGCGTTTTGCAACCATGGAGACTGTCAATAACAAAAGATTCTGTTCCGGCCATCTGCGAAGCCTTCTTATAACACTTGTTCTTTTTCTTGCTCCGCATTATTCCAGGCATCCACTCGAAACCATCATAGGCAAATTGTGACTGTTGTAGCTTGATCCCGGACCAATAAGCCCAGTGCCATGCATCAGCCGCCATGAGAGCTTCAATCGGAAGTTGCAACGCAGGTTCACTCATCTTTGGCACCACCAGCTGCAATCTGTTTTAAGAGCTCATCACCAGCATCCATGAGATCCTTTCGGTTCTTTATATCTTGGAACAAAATGGGATCCCCCTCACCATCACCACCAATCTTTAATGAGGTCTGACTTTTCCACCTGCCATTCTTGGAAAGATTGTTAAGTAGATATTCAACTGACTTCTGATTCGGTGCCCGGACTTTTGAAACCTTTTTGACTACAACCATTTCATAACCAGTAAGGGTTTTAATAGTCTTTGCCCCGAATTCATCAGAGCCCTCGACATCTTCATAAACGGGTTGCATTTCACTTGTTGTCTCTGTGAACCGGCCACCTTTCACCAGTTTTCTAAGGCTATGTTCACCCTCTTCGAGTGAATACTCATCCATACCACGTAACATTTGGGAAAGAAATTCTGGATGATCATTTTTCCATGCTCGAAGGGTTGGTCTGGAAATGCCTAATATCTTTACTAATCTCCGTTGCGTGTAAATCCCTTCCGAGCATGCAGCATAAGCAAGGCGCGGGTGCAAATCTTCATCATACTCAGTAGGCCTGCCCACTTTGTTCTTTTTAACAGTCATAAAATACTCCAAGATGAATAAAAACCGCTGATTTACCAGGCTGGTTCAGCGGAAACCTTTATAGATTCTGCCACCACTGGTAGCGAATTATCCCTGAGTTGGTTTTCTGCTGCTGTGAGTCTCTTTAAAACCTTTAGAAGCCGCAGAACTGAGTTTTGCAGAATCAGAGTCCCTTTTCCCGGACCGATAGTCTTTATCTCCTATATCATTCTGCAACGAACTGCCGCCACTGCCTGTGCCTTTTGAATAGTTTTCTTTTCCTGATTTTTCCATGAGGATACTCCTTTTGATTGGGTAAATAATTAAGAGGGGGTGCGGGATGGATTTGACTGGCGTACATCCCGCACCGCCAGAGTGAAAGATGAAAACACAATAGAGTATTAAATAACACTGACAATTTCATGGTGTCAAGTTAATGTTTGACAAGAATTGTCGCGCTTTTGGGTAAAAGTGACAATTTACGCGGGGTATAGGAATGGGTAGTGAATATTTATATCGAATAAAACCATTAGGTTACGCTGCCACCGAAAACCATGGCCCCGATAGTGCAATTGATATAAAATAAAAACCCCAAAATTAAAGGAGGTCCTCGCATGACAGTCATGGAAAAAGCACAGGAAATAGTAGAAGCCGGAATGGACAGGGATGAAATGTTTAAGTTTTTCAACGCTACCAAAGAAGTTGATGTGCTCAGTCATATTGCTCTGTTTGGTTTGTTCGGGATCGACCAGGATACCATCTGGAATCTTTACGAAGAATGGCAAGAGGCATAAATGGACATCGATCAAATCATAATTACAATCGCGTGGGCCTTTTACACTGGGTTCACTATATTTCTGATCTTAACCAATTAGGAGGATAATCCATGGATAAACACAACGCAATAGCAAGACAAGTCTCATTCGCTGATATTATTTCAACCACCGCAACCTCAGAAAACGCCACGAAGGTTACCTTCCCTGACCATTATTCTGTCAAGGTTGAGGACGCAGCCAAAGCGCTTGATGCGATTGCAAAAGTATTAAGCAAATACGATGCACACAAGGTTTAGTAGGTTTAACAAGGTGCTGTTGTCAGAGGACAGCACCGCATAAACTTATTAACCAAAAGGAGGTTTGAACAATGGGACAGCGACAATTTGATAAAGAAGAAGAAATTAGAAAGGACTTTAGGAGTAGGGTAACGAGCGATGGTCACATAGAAAAGCTGCAGGATCGCATTGACACGTTAGAGGCAGTTGTCGCTCACCTGTTGGTGTTTCTGGAGGACAATCTGGACATGGATGAAAGAAGCAGTTGCCGGGAAGATGGTTTAATGGATTTTTAGGGGAGGTATAATATTATGAAAGCATGTATCGGAACAACAGCTCAGATAGAAAACATTGTTAAACAGGTAGAAGATGCCGGATTCTTTATAGTTGATAAGAATGAATCAACAGTTAAGATCTGGGGACCGTTGGGACCGAGTGAAACAAGGACTCCAATTTACGCAGCACTGTTGACATATGCCGGTTCAGACTCTTGGATCGTTCGCTATGAACCTGAATATTTCATAAAAGCAGACCAGGAGGACAAATAGCATGGTTAAAGAATGGCAACATCAGTATATTGAATTTTTAGACAAATTGGCAGACGATGGGCTTGCACGACTGGCCGAGAAATTCAGGACCGAGCCATACCGCACAATCTTAAAAAGAGACAAGGAGGACAAATAAAATGAATTTAGTAATATACAAGCCCGGGGAGCTGCATCTGAATACAACTGTAATGAATGGCTTTTGCCTGTACACCGCGCACAAAAGCCACGGCCGGAATCTCACGGTTGAGGAATATCTCGAAGTAAGACCGGATTGTGTTTGTATCACCATGGATGAAGCAATGAATCAGATCCGGGATGCAGAAGACAAAATAGCGGTTTCAGACTGGACCGAGATCTCACAAAGCTCTTTCATCGATGCACTTGAGATTCTGCCACCCGAAAAGCACCGTTCAGTAAACGGGGCAGAGATATTCCGGATGTGCGAATATCAGACCAGTAATATCACAGCGCACTATGTTTCAGCCTGGGGCCGGTATTTTAAGGCATATAAACGAACGTCTGAAGATTATGAGGACCTTGTGTCTGAGGTCCTGGCACTTACGTAGGGAGGATTGCATAATGGGAGATCAAACTCAAATAAAAATAGAAATAGTCCTTGATTATGATGACTGGGTTAAATTCGGCAGGAATACTGAGAGGCATCATTTGCTTGCTACCGATGATTTTACACCTGCAACACAGCGTAGTATGGACCGGATAAAGGACATGATCAAGATTGACAATATTCGACAGGACAAGGTTGATGCGAGGGAGGCACGACTTCGGGAAGAGCTTCCAGAAGCCACGATCCCCGGTTGCACATGCATCACAAACCAGGGGAAATGCCGGATACACAACGCCAATAGATAAAATGTCCACTATTGCCTATACATATGTAAAGCCGGGCCGACTATTCGGGCCCGGCTTTACCTTTTCATCCCGGCATGGACAAAATTCTTTATGCATTTGGCCCGGGTAAACCTTGCAATGTTCACACTGTACGGGGGCATTCTTGCTATCTGCTATTTTTTCAGGTAGAAAATGCCGTTCTGTTTTCATTTTATAAGCCCCTGCCTTCTTAAAAATCTTTTGATCTTATACTTCAGCGTCCGGCTCTCGATCATTTCATTAAAGAACTGGAGCTGTTCTGCCTTCTGACCACCATACCGTTTAACGATAATAGACGTTTTTAAGTTCCATTCCTGTGGTGTAAGTTTTTGCATTTTGATTTTGGTCATTGTGTTTCCTCTTTTTAAGATTATAATCCAAGTGTCTTCAATATTCTATCAAGATCTGACATAATTACTAAGATTGTTTCAGGCGTTTCACCGTACATTTTCACAGCCAGGCCAGCCGACAGTATCCCATCATTCTGCCAGACAACTTTTTCAAGGGCATCCCCGTAGAATTTAGCATAATTGTCATAGTCCGGAATTTTATAGCACAGGATAGGTGCAGACATTTTAAGTTCCCCGGTTTTTTTGTGATAATGGTAACCAGGGCGCTCTATGACCAGGCGAAGCGATATAAACAATGGCTGGTCATGGAAAACCTTAAAGCCATTTGGTAGCTGCGACCTTGCAATATTCCGGACTGCAACCTTTTGCAATGAGTCTGGGTCGTAATTTTTTGTTTTCCCCGGCCTGTGCCTTTGCTGTGCATGCGGTCGACCGGGGAACCTGAGTGCTATATCTTTCATTAAGTCCTCATAAATTGAATTGATCAACAAGATTAGCAGCTTGAGTTTTCCAGCGCCTACCGTCAACAGCATCGTTTAATATCTGGGCAGAAAACAGTTCCCTTGTCTGGAAAAAGATATTAAATGTTTCTGACTCATAGACTGGTGGCTGTCTTATCTTTGATGTCTTGCATTTCTTGCCGTGGTTTGCCAGGTATGCCGTTTTGACCTTGCTTTTAGCAGCGCACTCAGGGCACCGGAGCCGCCTGCTTTGTTTCGGGTCCATTGCAAACACTGTGGGGCAGTCAAGGCACTGCCGCATTATTTTAAGAAGCTTGCCGCCACATTCCGGACACCCGGCGCCATAGCTACCGAGTATGTAATGATCGCTCTTGTGCCCACATTCGAAATGATACTCTTTCATTTATACCTCCACCCATTTCATTTTCTTTTTGCCTGCTTTTTTCTTTTTCATCTGCTTGATAGCGCAATCATGAACCATTTCCATACGTGGAACAGCCGTACAGTGAGCGAGAGTTAAGTTCATCATCCCAATAAGCTCAAGCTGTTCATTGAGGCTTACCTCTGGATACAACAAGTCTCGCTCTGCATCTGATAGCCGGAAAAAATAAAGCGCAGTCCCAGTTCCATTGGGATTGTGGTGATTGAAATGCAACTGCCTCCCATCAACTGTGTTTAGACAGGCTGTTTTAATTGTCCAAACAGAGATCCCATAATTTTGGCTAACCTCTTCAAGTATTTCGTTTACCTCAACAGCCGAATCAACATTGAATGGCCCAAGTGAAACGTTTGTCACGTTTTTAGATGTGGTTTTACCTTTTCTGATATCGACCCCGCACTTCAGGAAGAGAGGGGCGCGAGAATTATAAATCGTTTCAGCTTTAAAAGATTCAATCTCACCCCATACGCTCAACATTGATATTTTTACTTTGTAGGCCTTAAACGCTGTTTTTGCCCATTTTTTAGATAGGGTCCACATCTGTAATTCTTCCGGCATCTGAAAAGAATACCACTCATCACCAGCCGTTTTGTTCTTGAGTACGTCCCTTAATCCAAATCTACTCATGTTTTTCCCTCCTTTAGTGTTTTGTCCCGCCTGCAAAATCGGCAAAGACCATAATAAATACTTTCTTTCCCGCGAATCTTTCCGGTTCTATAGTCATATTCAACAAACCTTTTCTTACATTTTGAGCATAAAGGTGTCTCACCGCCTGCATGTTTTTTTTTGGCCTTATTTAACCTGTTTTGTTTGTCTTGCTCTTTTTCAGCGAACCATTTGTAAAGTATCCGTAATTGGATACCGCTTGCCAGGGACATTTCTTTAATAACCGCAGTTTTTTCCTTGTTCCCTTTTTTCTTCTGGCTAAAAATCCTATGATCAGCAGCTACCTTGAAAGAGATCTTACATTGTTCTATCCATGATTCGTTATTGTCGATTTCCTTTTTCATGTATCTCTCAACCCCTTTCCTATTGTTTTCCCAATACCGCATATCCCTGGATGATTACACCACTGGCAAAAACATTCCCATCTTTCACCGAGAAAATGTTTACAGTGCCTTTGATCTTTAGCTATGCACATGTATTCACCTTTAACTATCTTGCATAAAATCATGTATCCCCGATCCTCCTTTCCCAACACTTTGACATTATCCTCTCACCTGGCTTTTTCTTTTTGGGATCTGTTACCCATCCCCGTTGGTCTGGAAGCCAATCTTCCTTATCAAAACAATAGGCTGTTCCGTCATTAGGCCTGTATTTAAATCCCCAGTGTCTACATGACATACAAGTTTTTTTGACACCTGTCATTGGGATATCAGGCATTATATACTCCTGAATAAATGATCGCTTATTTGTTTGATTTCTTCAGGAGCCTCTATTTGCAGATTATCGTCAGCGACAGCATGGGATCTGTATGCATCACAGAATCTTTTTACCCACCATTGGTTTTCTGATTCTATAGTATTTTCAGCCCAATTCTGGTACGGCCAGCGACTTGTCATTAAATACATTGCAATAGGATCATCTTTTATATCCGGAAAGACTTTTGAGCCCTCTAACTTCAAATGTGCTACAATTTTATTAGCTGTTATAAGGGCTCTGTCTTCAATAGCCGGTGCCGGATTGATTTTTTCAAGGATGAAGGCAATAGGAGGCATGCGATTGTATTGCCATTCGATTAAAACATTCTTGACTCCGTTCTCAATATCTTGAATGGAATACCCTTTGAATGCCTGATAATATAATTTCAATACATCATCCTCAAGTTTGACACCTGAATTTATTGCCAGTGCCTTCATGCAGGACCAGAACCTTTTTTTTTCTTCTTTGCTATCCATTTATAAAATCCTCATAGCTTTTGCGCTCGTTCATTTGTTGTTGGTTAAGATAGGTACCATTGAGTATTTTTGTCATATTTTTGGGACCTGTTATCCAGTACAGGTTTGCACACCAGTCCTTTTTTTTGCCCATCAGATAATCACTGTCTGAAATGCCTTCGAAATACCAACACCACCATTCAATTTGTGGATGTTGTTTCCACCGAGCTTTTATTCTAACTTTGAAATCATCTGATAAGCTGATAACCCTTGGAAGAGTCGAAAGTTTTACGTGGTATTTAGAAATAATGTCATTGTAAGGGCATTCTATTTTTGCGGGGGGTATGGGGGGACTTCCATTCTTCCCATTCTTCTCATTCTTGTTATTGACGGGTATAGGATGGTTCTCCATTGGTTCCTTCCCAGTGCCTTCGCTGGTTCCTTCATTGGTTCCTTCATAGTTTTTGGGGTTCTGGTAATAGTTGTAATTTAAGACAGTTATCAACACCCCTCCAAGTGCCTTCGCTGTGGTTATCATTAGTGCGTTCCTTAGTGCCTTCATTGCCTTCTTCGTCTGGTTTTCGTTGTAGGTCATTTTCCGGTAGCCAACTTTCCAGTGCAAAGCCTCTCTGATTTCTTTATAAGTCCTGAATAATTGGCCTCTTTCCACAATAAATCCAGAGTATTTAACATCTTTATGGTTTGCCTCTCTCAATAAATAATCCCAGGTTTCTCGTACAACTGGAGCAAGGTGGGCTATTTCTGATTCCTGTATTTTCCTGGCCTTGATATAATATCCACCATCGATTTTAGGCATTAAGACACCTTTTCAGTGTTGTAGGTTTCTTCCTTTGATTTGTATCCGCGCTTTTCTGGCGGCGGGATAGTCCCATTATAGGTACGGATAAACGTTAAAAAACAAGGTTCAAGCAACAGATTCCAGAATTCTATCCCATTCAGGCTTGATGTTGCCCGGGTGTAATAATGTCCGGGACATCCGGGAAGAGGAAAGCGAAGGTGTTCCTCACAAAGCAGTTTTTTCATCTCTTTTTCGATTAACTTAGAAGCCCTGCCCTCTTTATTTAACACCTGTTTGCCGTAATATTCACCAGCAAAACAAGGGATAACTATACAATGGAAATAGGCATTGATACCAAGAGACCGGAGTGGATGGTATCTCTCTGGTTTGAAATACCATCTACCCTCCCGGAGCGTCCCGGGCAGCTCCTTAAAAGCCTTTGCATCTTCAAAATTATACTTGCCGGCACTGGGATTGAAATAGTGTTTATCCATTTTATCGCCCTAACCATCTAAGAAATCTAAGCATATGATCGTCAATAGCCTCTCCAATGATATCATCCCATTCTTGTGCTGATTCGACTATAACTCCATGTGCCTTTTCATATGATTGAATCAACTTGTCGTGGTGATTGTGTTCATCGTCATGGCAGGGGATAGCACAGAGAGGCAGGGCAAACAGATCATGATCCTTGCCGCCCATTTTCCCGCCGTTCCTATTTTGATGAGCCGGAACAATATCCAGCCCAGGATGAGCCTCTGTCAGACATACGAAACAGGGCTGTTCCGGGATAAACTTATCTATGTAATTTGTAGATTTTTCCCGCGATACTTTAAGAAATCTTTTGGGCATGGTTTTCCATCTCCTTGTGCGCTATCCTCAAATTTTCATAAGCGATATTGATACGGTTTATCAACTTTTTAGGAATGCCGCTTTGAACCCGTGAAATGCACTCCCTTATATCATCTTCAACATTCCAGCCTTTCAGGTTTTGCACTCCGATTTTTTCCAGAAACAACTTGATGTATTCAAGGTCCCGGTTCTCAATTAACAATCGCCGGTTCTCTGCATTAACGATCTCTATGTTGTCGTGGACCCTTTTTCTAAGCTCTTTTGATACACTTACCCCAAGTAGAGCCCTGGCCTCTTTATTGGCAACCCATTCGCGCCAGTAAGCCTCTGAGGGCAGTTTGCCGCGCCTGTTTTCTTTTTTTATCTGGGCTCTCCACATGAGGATATATCGAAAGATTGAATCCGGGATTGCTATATTTCGGGATGGGGCTTTCTTTTTTGTGTAAACCCTGGAAAGGTTTTTAGACATGACCACCAGCCCGGCCTCTGCTGGTAGCTCTTCAGGTAGGATAATACCCCAAGGTGCAGCAAAATAGAACTCGCTGCAAAAAGGAAGATATTTTGTCCATTTATTATCATTCAGGAAATCAGATCTGCTTACCTTTATCTCATAAGCTATGGTTCGTGGCTGTGTCCATGATTTTGCCATGCACCATAAATCAATAATCCCGTATTCATTGCCCCATGACCGGCCGGTTTTACATTCCGGGATACATACGAACTTTTCACCGTGTCTGTTTATAAGCAGGTCGCGCACTTCTTTAGCCGTGGTTGGCCTCAAGGTATCCCCCTTTATATTGAGTTACTATGTAAAACATTAGGACTTATTTAAATTTGCCTCTAATTCCTGGATCTTGATATATTTATCAACTCCTGGTTTAATTATCCCGATCTCGTAGTTTGCAAGCGTAGACCGCTTGACCCCTACCAGTTTGGCAAAGTCCTCTTGTTTCAACCCCATCCGCTGCCTGACGCTTTTTATATATTTTTGTAGTTTCATATTTCATGGATACACCGGCTTAAATCTATTGTCAAGGGCAAAATAAATAATAATAGTTATTGACAACAACAGCCATGCCCCATATGGTAGGGTTGGAAACAATAGAAAGGAGCTTCATATGGATAATGAATTTGAACGATTTATAAGACCGGTCCTGCTATTCTTTATCCTGCTGGCGCTGGCCGTGTATTCCTTTAATTATATCAAGGATGAATACACTGAGATCGTATTCGAACCGGAACAGATCAGATATGAATCTAAATACGGTACTATATAAAAGGAGGCAGCATGAAGAAAATTGAAAATCATTTAAAAAAGATCTTAACCAGTCTGCGTAAGATCAATCCAAAGATTGATAATGTTAATTTTGGAATAATGGATACTGAGATAGCCACCCGTTCGTTTTACGGTTTTGTCCACACAAGGACATGTTGCGAGTCTTTTAAATCGATTGGAGAGCTTCGAGAGGTCGCAAAAACAATAACATAAAGGAGGATTTATGGATTATGAAAAGGTAAGGGCACAGATTGAGGAAGAGAGGGCGAAAGGGTCCTTTATTTTCCTGCCAAGTCCAATCCTGAACATGGAAGATTCTTATTATCAACCACTTGTCGAGGTTGTAGCGCTAAGAAAGGATGAATATTATCCAGCACAAAAGAAGTTCCGGCTTCATTTTAATGGGCTGGCACGGCTGGCACAGGCCGCAGGTATGCAATGGTCTGCCCTTGACACAAAAAGGACAGACAAGAACAATAACCCCCTGTATTGTTCATTCCAAGCCGTGGGGGGTGTCCGCAAGGCCGACGGGGAAATCCCTTTCCAGAAAGCGGAGAAGGATCTCGATATTGAAATTATCGAGGAAGAACTCCAAGAACAATATGAGGCTTCATGGAAAGCTGTTGAAAAAAACCCAAAACTGGCATGGAAATTAGGTGGGCATAAAACAATCGAAACCTTTGTTGCTGCAATGGTACATCGCGACTCCATCCAAAAACGGAAAAATAAGTTAATGTTTGTCGAATCCGGAGCAAAGGCCCGGGTGATTCGGTTTATCTTGGGGTTACAGAACAGCTATTCAGACGAAAAACAGATTTTTGGTAAAAACTTTGTCATGGTCCGCTATGCCCTTAATCCAAAGCATCCCGATGTAAAAGGCACACTCCTAAGAGGATTAACGGCCTCCATGAACATGGTTTATGGGAGTGTTGCAGGAGGAGGACAAGCCTCTTTACCAGAACCCGATGTGATTGACATTCAGCCAGAGCCGACACCTGAACCAGAGCCCAAAAAAAAGGCGACACAAACCAGGACGACAACACTCGAGGCTTTCCAGAAGAGCCCTATTTCTGAACAGGAAGCGACTTGCAAGGATTATGTCGCTGAGATAGGCACATACACCTGGGAAGAAATGACTGGCGACCTTAAAGGCGAATTCGCAGACTCCGGACAAAAATGGCGGAACGGGTTGTTCAATCATCTGCTAAGGAATGCGGCAAAGGAACCAGAGCAAGCTCCTGAATTTTCAGAGCCGTTACCGCAGGCAAGGGATGATGATATTCCTTATTAAATTAAACACCTTAAATGTGTAAACATGGCTAAAGAGCAAAACTGGCTTTATCCATGTTTACAGGGAGGAAACACATGAAAGTATTACACACCGCAGACTGGCATTACCGGGAAAAGGATTATGAGGAAATTAACAAATGTGTACAGTTTATTGTAGCCCAGGCCGAAGAGGAAAAACCGGATTTAATTGTAATTTCAGGGGACATTACGGATTCTAAGTATCTCGACTTTGATTCAAAATCGTCAAGATCTATACTCCACCATGTTTCTGACATGCTGAACGTTGCTCCGGTTGCGATCGTGACCGGCACACCTTCACACGATGGCAGCGCGGCCCTCGCTTTAATGGAATGCCGGGGGGAATATCCTATTATAGTATCAGCTCTGCCTGAAAGATTTGTTTATGATAGCAACCAGAAAAAATGGATCGCGACCTCTGCCTTAATTTTTCCAGTCGATCATCCGGACTTTCTTCTCACTCAGATCCCACAACCGACCAAACAGTTTTTTATCAATTTAATGTCCATAGAGGATTCGGATAAGGCGATTGCACAGGCAATGGATTCCATGTTTGCAAGTTTCGGATACCTTCCCGAAGAGTTAAAAGGGATCCCGCACATTGTCAACGGCCATGGGCAGATAGGCGGCTGCATGATTTCAGAGACTCAGCAGCTTATAGGCCGGGACATTGAGATATCAAAAGGGCAGCTGGCCATGTTGAACGCTGATCTTGTTTGTTTTGGTCATATTCATAAGGCTCAGTCCATGGGTGCCGGCGTCTATTACGCAGGCTCTCCAACGAGAACGAATTTTGGAGAAAAAGAGGAAAAGGGGTTTTTTATTCATAGACTCTTTTCCGGCCTGGATCTGGATGGGAAATTCTCCCTTAAATCAGAATTCCTTTTAACCCCTGCAAAGCAAATGCTGGAAATCAAGGAAGACTTTACGGACGGGCAAGAGGTCCAGGGAAACCTTCCTGGTGAAATTGATTATGTTCTTCCGGATAAATTTTACCCTGATCAACTCGCTGGCGCTGACATGAAAATCACATTGACAGTATGGCAGGATGAAGCCGGCACTATTAATCAAAGTGAAATCAAACAGCACTTTCTTGATTCCGGCTGCTCTCGAGTAAAGCTTATCCTGATCAGGAAGCCCCGGGAAAATGTCAGGGCTGAAAGGGTGCTTGAGGCTGAAACCCTTCCGGAAAAACTAACAGCCATGGCTGAAATGAGAGGGGAAACCGTATCAGAGTCTATTCTTGACAAGGCAAAGGCGCTTGAAGGCGGGGAAATAGAACCATGGGTCAAAAAATTAGAGATCTAACAAAAGCATAGGGAAGGAGAAAAACACCATGAGAATGGAATATATCAAAGTAAGGGGTGCAATCGGGTTTAGCAAAGGTCTTGGGGTTGATGAAGTTGAGTACGATCTCAGAGGACTGACGGGTCTTGTCGCGCTGGCTGGTCCAAATGGAAAGGGCAAAACAACGCTCCTGGAGCTTATGAGCCCCTACAGAACGTTCGCAAGTAGAAAAGGTTCACTCAGGCACCACTTTTACCTGCGAGACTCATACATAGAGACTCGCTTTGAATTTAACGGAAGGAAATGGAATACCATACGTAAAATAGACTCTGGCTCAGATAGGACAGAGGCTTTTATCGTTATTGACGGAGTCTCGGTCGTTAATGGAAAGGTCACTGAATACGATCGGTACATACTGCAAGAGTTTGGAAGCCAGGTCCTTTTCTATAATAGTGTTTTCTGTGCCCAGAACAGCGAGAACATGTCAGACATGACTGCTGGTCCGATAAAGGATCTGTTTGTAGAATTCCTGCGAATAGAGCGCCTGGTCGGATACGAAAAACAGGCAAAAGCAGGGGTGGCCTATTTCCAATCGAAATTAGATCTGGTCACTGGGAAAATAGCAGACTGCAACGAATCTCTGGAATCTCTTAAATACACCGAAACTGAGCTTATGGGCATAAAAGGTGATATTACGATCAGATATGCCAACGAGAGCAATTCCATTGAAGACCGGATCAATGATCTTACTGTCAGTATTAACCAGCTTGAAATCAATAAGGCACAGGAAAAGGAGCTGTTGGAGCGTAGGGCTGTGCTTGAAAAGTCTGTTGACCAGCTGGTCCGCGACCGGGCAAAAATTCAGGAGAATAGAGATAAGCTCACTCACGACCATATAGAGAACTTCCAGCTATTAAGCAACGATATCCTTGATTTAACAGATATTTTGTCCCAGAAAGATGAAATCTTTGCAGCTTCCGAAAAGCTCAAGGTCGTTGAGGCCCAGGGGAACCATTTTTCACACTGTTTTGAATGCGTTATTATTGAAATGGATGCAATAACAGAGGAAAAGGATTTAACAGAACTCAATGTTTTCCGTCCATCCAGGGAAGAGATAAAGGAAATACAGGGGAATCCGCTTATACTGGAACAGAAAGCCAAGATCGCAGAACGGAAAGAACTAATAGAAATGCATATTCAGGATTTAAGCAAGTTTGAAGCGGCTAAAACAGAATGTGCTAAAGGTAGCATCAGTGTTATTCGGTTGCAGGATAAGATAAAAGGGCTTGAAGAAGAAATAGCGTTGGCCATAGATCCAGACTGTGAAAGCACTACCTGTCCTGCAATTTTTAGGGTTGAGCGTGCTAAAAAAGGATTACCTATTGAAAAATCAAACCTTAATTTGCTGCTGACCGATATAAAAGTTAAAGAAATGTCCATTAATATGGCAATGGAAAAGCTATCCATAATTATAAAGGAATCAAACACCGTGCTTAGCCACCTTGCCTTTGAGCTGGTTGAAATGGAACAGGAAGATGCAGGAAAAATAGCGGCATTGCAGCACGATATTGACGTATTCCAAAAGCAATTTGACCAGCTATGCGCTAACCACACTGAGCTGTTCGAGCTTAAAACCTTTTACAAGGAATCTCTTGACTGGGCCAGGGGGCAATATTCGAAGTTGTCAAAAATGGCAGGCAAAGCGAATGAGCTTGAGATCACTCAAGCTAAAAAGGTTTCCCTGGATGCCGAGTCCACTTTAATGGTTAACAATTTTGAGAACCGGAAGCAAGAATACCTTGTCACTATCGATTCTATGGGTAGGGATCTCTTTGATATTCGGAAGGAAATTACCAGACTCTCCAATAGCATCAATCCTAAAATCGACCTTGAAATACACAATCTTAAAAACACAAAGGAAGAGAAATCAGCAGAGCTTGACACTTTAAGCGAGTACATAGAAGTCTTAAAAGGTAAGGTTGCGGTCCTGGAAAACGATCTTGTAAGGAAAGATGCACTTGATTTAACACTCTTATTAAATCAATCATCCGCGAAGGATTTTAAAAAAGAGCTGTCTGAATGGGATTATTTACGGCAAGCATGCTCTAAAAATGGATTGCAGGCCCTTGAGATCGATGGAGCTGCCCCGCTGATCACCACGGAGGCAAACAAGCTTCTTGAAAAAGCATTCGGCCTTGAAAGTCAAATTAAAATCGTTACGCAGGACCCTGAAACCGGGAAAGAGGTTTTCTGGATCAAGGTTATTCGAGAGGATGGATCTGAGGATAAGTTTGAAATGCTGTCCGGAGGGCAAAAGGTATGGATTGCAAAAGCTCTTGAACTTGGCATGACGCTGGTATCTAAACGGAAATCAGAAAGAGACTTCCGGACCCTGTTTGCCGATGAGGAAGATGGTGCCCTTGATTCAGAAAAAGCTCTTGAATTTGTTGCACTATACCGGTCCATGATGGATACGGGTGATTTTGACACCTGTTTTTTTATATCTCATAACCCCGAAGTCGTGGCCATGGCTGACCATGAAATAAGCTTTTAGGGTGAAAATGCAGATTTGCACCGATTTTACGGAAAATCAACACGAAATCCAGAAAAAAGTGCAGATTTGCTGCTGTTTTTTACGAACAGGGACAAAAAAACCAAAAAACCACAGCGAATTAGCAAGGGGGGGGGATGCCTAACACTATAAATCAAGGATATCTCATAAAAATATTAAATTATGATCCAGTAACCGGTGTCTTTACCTGGAATGTCAAGAGGCGTGGGATTAAAAAAAATAAAATAGCCGGAACAAAAACTAATTTTGGTTATATTCAAATTAGAATTGATTACAAGTGCTATAAGGCGCATGTCCTTGCTTGGATATACATGACTGGAAACATTGTTAAAGATGGAGAGATTGACCACGAGGACAGAAACAAAAGCAATAATGCTTGGAATAATTTAAGAAATTTAAACAGAACTCAAAACAATATCAACAAGGACCTTACCGTTAGAAATAAATCTGGAGTTGTTGGTGTATATTGGCAAAAACAAACAGGGAAGTGGTGCCCCCAAATAACAATAAATTATAAAGCTAAAAACCTCGGCTCTTTTTCAAACTTCAATGATGCCGTATTGGCAAGATATAGGTCGGAATTAAAAAACAATTTTGGCATATATAAGAAAGACTCTTCAGCCTTAAACTATTTAAAAGAAAATAATTTAATATGAATTTACGAAAACACCAGAAAGAGTTCAAGACAATAATAGATGATATGATTTCCGGATCACTTGTTAAAGTCATTGACATTATTGCAACGCCTGGGGCAGGGAAAAGCACGATCCCGGCCCAGGCCTGCAGGCTGATTAAAGTCGGACTCGCTGACGCTGTTCTTTGGGTTGTCCCACGGTCGGCATTACAGAACCAGGGGGAGAGGAATTTCATTGACCCTATGTTCCGGGAAATGTTCGGGCACAGCTTCTTAATCCGGGAGTCAACGAACGAATGGGACCCCTGCCGTGGGACAACCGGGTTTGTAACAACTTTCCAGGCTATTGCATCAGACAAAGAAAAGACCGTGCTGCGCGAGGTCAAGTCAAAGCGTTATATTATCATTCTTGATGAATTCCATCATCTTGAAGAAGGCGGCGTTTGGCATGAACACATAAAGGAAATAGTTGAAGCCGGGAAGTTCCTTATAAAAATGACCGGGACTCTTGGCCGTGGTGACAAGAAACAGATAGCCTATGTTGAGTATGCCGGCCAATATCCGCATCTTAAAAACACCGGGAACACCAGGACAATCATTTATTCCCGGACAGACGCATTGAAAGAACAGGCCATACTCCCGATAGAATTCACACTCAATGACGGTCGGTTTAAATGGCGTAGGGCCAACGGCCAGGAAACAGGCGTTGACTCGTTCAAGAAGACAAAGAACCCCGAGCAAGCATCTGAGGCGTTGTTCACGGCACTTAATTCAGACTTTGCCGCTGATATGTTGATGAAATGTATACTCCACTGGAATGAAGAACGCACCCGCAATCCTGCTGCAAAGCTCCTTATCGTTACTGCCAATTACGAAAATGCAAAGAACGTGCTATCAATGATTACCGGGAAGGCTCAGATCAAAGCAGAGATAGCCACCAGTCATGAAACACCGCAGGCCATAAGATCAATTAACAGGTTCAAGGCAGGTCACTGTAATTGCCTGGTTACGATTGCTATGGCGTATGAGGGGCTTGACGTCCCGGGGATATCTCATATCTGTGTGCTGACAAATATCCGCTCGAGGGAATGGATTGAACAAATGCTGGCCAGGGGAGTTCGTGTTGATCCAGCAGCAGGCCCATATGCAAGACAAAAGTGTTATGTGCATGCTCCTATGGATAAAGCTTTTAAAAAGGTAGTGGACATGATCAAGGCACAGCAGCTATCTGCAATCGAGTATTTTGCCAGTGTAAGAGAGGCAGAAGAGGAAAAAGAGTCAGAGCCTCCTATTCAGCTTGATCTGTTTGTACCACCGCCACCAATCACCCCTATTTTAGCAGAAATGACAGAATCAGACTTGTTCTTTATGGGCCTGGATGCAGACCAGGCAAGCTATGTTGCAGCTCCTATACAGAAAACGCAGAAAGAACAGGAAAAGGATATCCGGAAAAGAATTCATTGGCATGTAAATAAATATTGTTTTGATAACCGGTACCGACCGGAAAAAATCAACTTCGAACTTAAAGAAAAATTTGAGAAACCACGTAGTATAATGACCTTAAAAGAACTCAACTCGCTTTTTATTCATCTTAAAAACAATTATCCTATCGGGACTTGTAAGAAAAGGGGATCAGGGTCCAGGGTTACGAATAAAGTTATACCATGGCCTAAGCATGTGAAAGGAATTTTAAACCAATTTGAAGGAGGTATGTAATGCCAAGGAATATGAGCTTCATGCTTACAACACAGCAAATAAAAGACAGGTCAAAAACTGTAACCAGGCGGTTAGGCTGGTGGTTCTTATCCGCTGGTGACATTATTAATGCCTGTGAAAAATGCCAGGGATTAAAGAAAGGTGAAAAGATTAAAAAGCTGTGCCAGATACGCATAGTTCACACCCGGGAAACCTTGCTGTGTAATATGGAACCGCTTGATTATATAAAAGAGGGTTTTCCTGATTTAGACAACGATGATTTTATAAAAATGTTTATGAAGGAAATGAAATGTTCTTATGCAACACCAGTAAACAGAATTGAGTTCGAATATATTTAAGAGGGCAACGCCGCAAACCCGGCAAACTGAGCAACGCCTTCATAAAAATACTTAGCCCTACAGGGCATCATGCCATCCTCCATGCAGATAGCGTATAATAACATGTCTGCATGGCAGCGAATCCAGAAGGGTAGCTTCCTGAGTCGCATCATTTGATATAATGGATCATGATAATACATTGAGCCACGCATAGTTGACTTTGTGTCAAATGTAGGCCCCGAAGGTCCATCTGACTTGTAGCCTGGTGCAATTTCAAGGCTTCCATCACGATAAAGCGTAGCGCAAGGGATATTAACGAAATAGCCCTCAATGCCGGTCTGCCCTACATATTCTCGCGCGTTAACATACCTGTTGGAAAGGACGCTGAAGGTCCCCACTCGATCGTATTTGATTCCATTGTGTTCAAAAGATTTTCTCCACATAAAAACTCCTCTATGACCAGCGGATCCATACTGTCAATTTGATAGTGAACGTGCGGCAACATCTTCATATCCTCATCCATACCAGGTTTATTATATTTCAGGCTTATATCTTGTGCAACTCCAAATACTTCGCCAGCTTTAATATTCTGCCCTGGCTGGAACATGGTAACATGCACGTAGAACATTTTGACTCTGATCCATTTGTTGCCGAACAGCGCTCCAGTATACTGCGTATCATCTGCATATGGACGCGCAGGTCTGATATATATCCCAGTGATATAACTCTTGACTGTTTGCCCTGGTACACACAATCGATCAATGCCCTTATGGATTCTATTTCCTCTTGGAGCGCCCCAAGTTCCGTGCCCGGACCTATCATTTCTAATCCCCAATCCAGTTGGATTAATTATTTTTTTTAGGATATCGTTCATCAAGCCTTACCATAAGTTCTCTAACTGCAATTAAGGTTGTATCTGTCTTTTCACAATGCTCTTCAATCTTAGCGATTGATTTTTCATACTGCACAACAGATAAATAAATTTGGTTACCATGTTTATCATAAATCGCACTTTTTTTCACAACTTGACCCCAGGCCAGCCCCCATGAAAAAACTCCGAGAAGCGCAGCAAGTCCCAATTCCCATATATCAGTAGCAGATTTCAGCATAGTAAATTCCCTTTCCATTTTAATCTGGTGATATAGTTACATCTGGCAAGTTCATGAACATAATCCCGAGAGCTTGTTCAACCATCCCAGGCCGACCCCGATTGTCAACGGTTATTGTCTTGTCACCTTCTGTCAATGTCACCATGGCATCTGCTTTGCTCGATACCCGGTAAACATCTCCTTTAGGCGTGGTAACGGTTGTAATTGTGGAACAACTACACAGCATAAATAACAGCAAAATCATAAACAGTCTCATATCAGGTTCCTTTCATTATCTGAGTCCAAGAACACCTTGAAGGTCTTCAATGGTCATGGTAACCCTATATCCACTTGAAGCTACCCATCCGTTCACTCCATATTCGTATCGGAAAGAATCGATATCAGGCAAGGTCAATGACAGATCACCATTTGGCAAAAGAGTTGAAAAATCAGAATCAGTATAAACATCAAGAGTAAACGCCGTGCCTATTCGCTTCATCTCTATGTAATAATCTGTTGCTAAAGCGAATTCTATATAATCATCAGCCGAACTGCCACCGGTCTTATATTGTATCCTTATTTCATAATGCCTATCCCCGGCCCCATGGTCATAGTTTGTCACGAACGCAGCCAAGCATTCTGTACTGTCACCCCAAACTCCAAGAGCATTCCCCATCATTAAAAATAGAGCTGTGCCACCATACGGACTGCTACCGGCTGCATATCCATCTGTAATCGCGGTCGCGTTTATCATTACCCTTCTGTCAAAATTCCCGAAACAGTAGCCAGCATCCCTATCGATATAAAAATAGTTTGAGTCACCGCCTTGAGCATAATAATTTACCAACGTGATTTTTGTAGCTGTTGCTTCTATAAAGCTACCGGGATCCATTTGGGTAAAGCCAGTGTAAGGCAAATCCGCGACAATAAACCCCGCGCCTCCATTTCCCCTAATATATTCAAGACAACCAGCAGTTAATCTATTTGAAACGATAGAACCTTTTGCAAATGCAATGGCCGTGGTGCTTTCTTCTCCCCGGGAGATTGTAAAGGTGTCAGTCGTTCTTGCAGTAACCTCAACGATTTCACGGTTATTGCTCGAATCAATCAACGTAGCCATGAAATAATTATCGCCAGTTATAGTGGGGAACAGTGCCCCATCTCCGGCTGTAACATGTAGGGTTGTGGCTGTATCAGTAATACCGCCTGCATCATCGATCAATGAACTTGTGTTGTTTGAGTATATGGGGTGCCCACCTAAATCAACAGTGGTAACAGTCGCGGCGTAAGCCTTTTCATATTCGAGAGCGCCAGCAGTTACCCTATTTGAAACGATGGACCCTTTTGCAAATGCAATGGCTGTTGTCCCTTCTTCGGCACGGTCAATTAGGAATGAGTCAGAAGCCCTGGCCGTAACTTTGACAATCTCTCGATTATTACTCGAGTCAACCAGTGTGGCCATAAAATAATTATCGTCAGACACAGCAGGGAAGAGGGCACCGTCACCAGTTGTAACATGAAGGATTGTATCTATGGCAGAGATCCCACCAACATTATCGATAATCGATGTCGCATTATTGCTAAACAGATAATGACCTGCAGCATGAACCACGGCAACAGCACCAGGACCATAATCCCGGATATAATCGAGAGCGCCTGCGGTTACCCTGTTTGTGACAATAGATCCTTTTGCAAAGGAAATGGCTGTTGTATTTTCTTCTGCCCGATCAATGGTAAGAGTATCTGAGGACCTGGCGGTTACTTTAACTATCTCGCGGTTCCTGCTTGCGTCAACCAGGGTAACCATGAAAAAGTCAGTCCCGGTTATAACTGGGAACAGGGCCCCATCTCCAGCCGTGACTGTCAACGTGGTATCTACATCTGAGATTCCACCGGCATCATCGACTAAAGAAGTAGCATTATTGCTAAAAAGGTAAGTGCCACCGAAAGCGGTTGAACAAAACAATGTGATTAAAAGGACTCCGAGCAATCTTTTCATTTTAGTTGCCTGTTTTGACTATCCACATCATATTTATATTAACAGGCCGTGTTTCAGTACTTCCACCAGAATTAGCATTTGATAGAGTTGCAACCGTAGACGCCCCCCCTCCAGTCATAGTGTTTGAACCGCCAGTATTTCTCCACACACTTGCTCCATTTGTAAGCGTATGTGTATGGGACTCATATTCATCAGCCTGTTTTGACCCGATATTGTCTCCACCGGTTCCATCCCCTCTATCGGTACGACTTGCCGCATCAGGATCTGTACCAGCTCCATGGTCCCATCCTCTCAAAAACCGGCCTCGTAAATCAGGGGGATTGAAAGTGGTTGAACCATCACCAACACCGTAAGTTGTACTTACAACAGCGAATAGCGCGGCGTATGTAGTTCTTGAAATTGCCGTACCATTACATTCAAGCCATCCAGTAGGGGCAGAGCTTGTGGGCCATGCCATAATACATCCGGTAGGCACTGGGATAGAAGAAAACACCGGAGCTGCCCCGGCACCACTTGAGATAAGGATTTGACCTGCAGTACCGGTAGCGACCGCAGCCGGATCGCCGGCCGCATCATAGGTGATAAGGTTTCCATCCGTACCAGCAGCCATTTTAGCAAGGGTAACGGCATTGTCCGGAATAGCCTGGACGTCTTGGAAAGTAGGCGCGGCGCCTGCACCATTTGAAGTGAGGACCTGATCAGCGGTTCCAGTCACAACCGCAGCAGGATCACCAGCAGCATCATATGTAATAAGGTTCCCGTCTGTACCGGCGTCCATCTTTGCCAGCGTAACGGCATCATCAACCAGCTGTGCGGTATCAACAGCACCAGTGTCAACATTGTCACGGAAATACTCATAAGCCCCTGCTGTCGCTCTGTGAGAGACTATATCGTCCTCTGAAAAAGCTCTCGCAGCGGTACTCTCTTGGGCACGAACAATCGTAAGTGTGTCTCCGGTCCTTGCTGTACACTGTACAATTTCACGGTTATTACTCGAATCCACTAATGTAACCATGAAATAATCTGATCCGGTAAGCACTGGGAACAAAGCGCCTTCACCGGTTGTAACGGTCAGAGAGGTAGCCACATTCGTTATTCCACCAACATCAGCCACCAATGAGGTTGCGTTGTTTGTGAATTTTATCTCATCAACGGCATAAGCCAAAACAGCCATACTGCATAAAATTAAAACTGATAAGAATATTTTTATCTGTTTCATGGTCTACCTTCTATAAAGCTTTTCTGATAAAGATTAATTCGATATAGAATACCGCCCTGGCTGTAGCCTGGTCCGCGACTTTTAGCGTAAGAGCCCCGGTTATTTCTGGCCTAAAATCAATATGCGCTGTTTGCCCAATATTATAAAGATCAGGGCTGGTCTGCATGGCAAGAGTAGCATGTATTAATTTAGAGCCCCTGTAAGCGGTCGTGCTTCCGTCAACGCTTCCAAACAGATCAAGGCCATGTGCATCAGTCACAAAGATACTGGCCTCATCCGGCCTTTCAGCATCAAGCGTATGGTTCCCGCCGCCAGCAGCAGCCGTAATATCGATTTTTGTATTGATTGCAGCATTCGCCGCAGTAGTGGCAAAGGCAATGGTGTCCACATCGACCTTTATTAAATAATAGGTCGTTGCAATCGCAAGCCCAGCTGGCACAACTCCGGTAGTTGCTAAAAAGACTGGATCACCAGTAGCGAATCCGTGTGCGACTTCCGTAACGGTATCATCCGCAACAGTTACATCAGCGTCAACGAATACAAAAGATGAGGTCCCAACACCTGTGGGATATCCAACAGCCCGATAGAGGAAATAAGGGCCACTACTTTTTAAGAGATTGATAGCCTCAGTGGGAACAGCCGTATCAGGGACCGTTCCGGCATCACCGGCTGTCCCACCAACACAGGAAAACGTTACCTTTATAATCCCTGGAACATCTTTAGTGATTGCCGTTCCAACAGTTCCAGCGGTTCCGAAAGCGATTGTTGCAGTAAATAAAACAATAAAGACTGACGCAATTAGTTTCTTCATGGTGCCTCCTTGAAATTTCTGTCTCTGAGTTCTTTTGTTTTACCGAATAAATACATCGGCGGTTTACGGGTTTTCCCCCTGGCCTGTACTGAGGAAGCAAGTTCCTCTATAGAAATAACATATTCAGGCCGGCCTTTAGCTTGCTGTGATTCATTCCAGTCAATAAACTCATTTTTTATCTGATCCATTTTGTTCTCATCACCACGAGCATTCACTATCTTTTTGGCAATGGATGAGCGTTTGCTTGTCTTATATGTCTGGAAATTCTGCAATTTCTGGTGAATATCCCATGATTTAGCTAATTTAACAGGTTGAAAGCCAATGCTTTTGCCTACAGATTCGTATAAACTAAGCTTTAATGGGCCTTCTGAACCAGGGACGTTTATTGGCCTACCTGAAAGAGTATGCGTTCCCTTTGTTCTCATTCTATGGCCCTTCATTATATTTGCTACGCCTGCAGGTGCAAGGTATTCCAAAGCCCTTGATCCCTGTTCTGACTGAATTGCGCTATAAGCACTTCCAACATCCTCGGCCGCTGCCCATGGCACCCCGATTATTTCCCCAAAATTCGAGCCGAGTTGCCTCATAAACGGTTGATCAAATCTTAACCTATCAAATACTGGCAATTCCATTCCGATCGATCCTCCCATTGTAAATCCTGTTATGGCAGGAATACCATATACTATCATATCACGCAACATATGTGCGTCTTCTGGAAGAATACTCAGTAGCTCATCTTCCGGATCATCCCCGGTCAACTGTCGTAGGAAAAACATAAACATTTTATAAAGTGGTACGGCATGCATGCCACCTATTGCGATTGATGCAGCCAGAGATTTCGCAATAGCGACTTTTCCCCTACCACTATCCTGGAACATGAATTTCCAAAGATGTGCAAGATGATGAGTGAAAGACCTAAACGTATATGCAGTAAGGGCCAGCTTCCCTGCTGGAGATCCCCGTAACGCTTCCGGCCTGTTCGATTTCCCATATACAAAATGTGAATCCTCTACAATTTCAGTACTGAATTCCTTTGCCTGTTCATAGGAAAAAGCCTCACCCTGTTTCATTCCATAATGTTCCAGGGTTTTTTGGTTGTTTATCTGTCCATTAACAGCAGCCCGATATGAAGCAAGAGCAATAGATGTACGGTTAAAGCGTTCTGCTATTTCCATCGGGAGCCCCAGGCCGCGCATTATATATTTGTTCCCTACAGAAAAAACATTATCGCCTATCTGTGACCTGACTTCTGCAAGGAACTGGCTCCCGGTCGTGCCTTCCTCGAACATTTCATTAAGCAGTTTGATTTCATTCTCAGTAAGATTCTTTTTCCCTGTAGCTGCCTGGACAACAGCAGAATTAGCACCCTTTAACATCTTCCCAAATGACATGCCGACTTCCATACCAAGTCGCGGCCAGCCGGCTATAATGTTCTGTGTCGTATTCAGAGCCGCTGTTTTTACATTACCACCAAGATATTTTGCAAAAAAGATAGCCTTTAGGTTAGAGACAACCCTGTCAATTTCATCAGTGTTTTCGAGCATGTGATAGGAATAGTTACGCATCCAGGCCCAAAGCCTCGGTTTTTTTCCAGCGGTAACGTTGGCCATCATGCGAGAGAAGTCCCTTGCCGCCTCCATCTTTGTAATCCATCCATAAAGGCCTGCCTTATGCTCAAATAATACTCGCTGTGTGTCCTTCATTTCAAAGCCTGGTGTGCCTTTTCTCTTAATCATGTGGCTACCCCATCCACGGCTTTTTAATGCGTCAGATACAGCCCTTGGTAATAACTGTCTGAACGAGTCTTTTGCAGCAGGATCTTCAAGTCTGTCAACAGCAGCGTTCATAACGGCCTCGATAGCTTCAATCGGGACCGGGATTGAAAAAACCTCTTCCGGAAGTTTTTCAACCTTACCAACCCAGAAAGCCACCTGTTGGTCCTTAAATTCCGCGGACTGTTTAAGCTCTTCTGTAATCCGTTTTCCCTTTCGGATATAACTAAGATTAGCATCGAAATGCTCCCGGTATAGACTCTCGGCACCTTTATTCTTTTCCGCTGCCAGGAACACAGTCTCTTTATCTTTTCCAGAAGCAATAACCTCATCACCTAAAACGGCATTCCATGTACCCCCATCATTTTCCATGCTGAAATTATACGCTTTAAGGTAATATTTGCCGTATCGAACATGAGGAAAATAATTATGAATTTTACCTATCGATCTTCGAAAGGTGTCTAATACTGTTTCATCAATGTCTTTCATTTCAGCCATTGATTTATAAACCATGGCAAGATCCTTATCCAGGGATTTGCGGATTGTTATGTATGTATCCTTCACCTGGCTGGTTAAACTCGGCATCTTATCAAGGAAGCGCCTGAATTCAGTGAAATGCTCTTCATTGATATCATACCCACCGGCTTCATTTTTAATAAAGTTATTCGGTAAACCCTTTATCGCCTCATCCTCTAATGTCCAAATAAGGTTATTAAGCTGCCCGAATTCCTCACTATTTTTCTTCATTCCATAAAAGTCGGCTGTCTCTTCAATACTCCTGGATAATAGCCTGGTCCTGTCTTTATCCCTTTGCTGCATGCGCTTAAACATTTCCTTAACTTCATCGTATTTTTTTGCCAGCCATTGCGGAGGTGATTCAAGCTTTTCAACCTGTCCCATATCAATATTTTCAGTAACTAACATATCGTCCGGGATCTCACCATTTAAAATCTCGCTTACAGTTTTCTTGCCGCCTAAAGTTATGGATCCCCTTTCATTATTCACACGATTTACAACATCATCAAAGATTGCCCTGGATAAATGCTTAATCTTTGACCAAACCGGAGACAACGCTTTTTTAAGTTTTGCAATGAATTGAATAGCTTTTGTGTGGCCTTTATCATAAATATCCCGGCCAACAATTAAGATATCTTTGTATATCAGCCCACCCTCTTTTGTTACGGTTGAGAATGATCCACGCTCATCTGTAAGAGAATCAATAATCCTGTTTCGAGCGTCTTCAACCTCTCCGGGATCTCCGGCCACTTCATCATATACGGATCGGTCTACAGAGAAAGTGTCTCCAAT